TTTAGTAATTCTAATTGAACCGTTTCTAGTACCATCAGGGTCTACTGTAAATAAGTCATCGTATTTATTTTCTACAGTATATGTTAACATTTTATCCAATGGTATTGTCCTATCAGGGTGATCTGGTTGTACACCTACTACATGAGTAAAACTATCATCACCATATTCCTGAAATATTTTTACATATACATCTGCTACTTCTCTTTCGCCCATAAAATCTTTATCTCTACCTACTACTTTAACCCCATAGGATTCTGCTATAGATTTAGTTTCTTTATCTTCAGTAGATACTATAATAGAAGATGCTAATATGGATTTTTTAGCATATTCAATTGAGTGTTCAAGTAATGTTTTACCTGCTATAATTCTTTTATTTTTACCTACTAATCTTTTAGAATCACCTTTAGCAGGAATTATTACAAATGCTTTTATCATAATTTATCTATTGACCATTTATATGCTTTAGTTTGACCTTCAATCGTCATACCCCCTATATGGGGTGTTGCTATTATATTTTTTCCTTCATTCATAGCCTTAATAATAGGAGATTTAGTTATGTCATCAAATTCATTTTCAATAACATCTGTTCCATACCCAGTTAATTTTTTAGTATTTAGAGCATCTACTATATCTAATTCATTTACTATTTCGCCCCTAGAGGTATTAATAATGTATAAATCTTTTTGGGTTAAGCCAAGTAAATCTTTATTAATCATATATTTTGTTTCATCTGTTACATGGACATGAAGAGATATCACATCACATATTTGAAACATTTGTTTAAGGGAAGTTTGAGGGGTGTTAATATAAGGGTCATAAATAAAAGTTTGGGCACCAAATGCTTTACAATAACCATCCATCATTTTTCCTAAACGTCCATATCCAATAATTCCTATTTTTAAATCTTTAATTTGCCTTCCCATAAATTGAGTATAATCCCAATTATACCTGGATACATGATTATTACATTCAGGGATATTTCTAAGTAAAGATACCATTAAACCAAAGGCTAATTCAGATGTAGAAGGTAATTGGTTAATTAATTCGTAATCATTTTTGTGGCATTGGATTTTAATATTGTTTTCTTTACAATAATCTAAATCAATATGGTTTAGGCCTGTAGAGCAAGAATTAATAGTACTAACATTTGTATTATTTAATAATTCCTTATCTATTTTATAGGTTTGTTGATTAGGGTTACAAACTATAGTATCAATATTATGGGATAATAGTAATTCCCTTACAGTGTCTTTAGATGCTTCTTCATATAAAAAAGGAGTACCTTTAGTCATAAGTAAAGGTATAATACCTTCTAAATGGGACACAGGTGTTATAACTGCTATTCTTCTATTGTTACCCATTTTTGTTCGTTGTTCATATCATTTCTATTTTATTTTGTTTGACTAAATCGTTAATGTATTTTTTTTCTTTGCCCCATTCATGTTTACCGGGGATATCGGATATATTATGGTTACCCCAATAATGATTGCTTTTCCCAAAATCAAATCCCACTAATGTTAATTGGGAAAATTGTTCTAAAAAATAGTTAATTGCCAGAAGACCAGTAGTAGGTTTTGAATCAAAAAGGGGTTCAAATCTTTTATAAATAACTTCTATATCTACTTGTTTCTTAATTTTATTTATTTGTCCCTTATCTTTTGCTGTTGTTAGTATTAAAGCTTTTTCTAGGTTTGTTGTTTCTGATTTTATTTTGGGTAAATTTTTTACTAAATAATTCCTACTATCAGTAGTTAATTTATAATTTAATACCCAGTAGGTGCATTTTGTACCTAAGTCTTTTTCAAAATCTTTAACTTTAAACCTATTAAACCTAACTACATTTTCAAAACTATCAATATAGGATCCCAGTTCTTTATTTAGAATATTTGAACTATTTCCTACTAAAATACACTTACTCATTTTTATTATTTATAATAATAAAATATCTAACACCTTTATGGGTAAGCCCATTATCGGGAATTCCTTCATTAACTAATACATCTACAATTTCATATTTTTCTTTAATAAAAGTTTTATATTCATCTAATGTAGCCGCAAAAGGATCAGCTGCTTGAGATTTATTATCACAATCCGGACTATATTCTATAATACAAACTCCTTTATTATTTAGACATGACATCCATGTATCTAGACATTCTTGTGGTTTACATGAGTGATCAAAAGAATTTGTATAAACTATGTCTGTATTATTGATCCATTCTGGTTTTGTTTCATGGAAATCCCATTGTATTGTATGAGGATAATCTGTAGCTGTGGGGCTTATTTCGGTACCAATAACTTCAGGAGTGTAGCCTAGAGGGTTCAAAAAATCAATAATATATTGTTGTTCTAATCCTCTTCTAGTACCATGACATAATATTAATTTTGGGTTTATATTTAGGTCTTTTACTAAATAATCAAGTAAAGAACATAAAGAATTAGGATCAACATAAGAATTATTTATCTTTCTTATATTAGCATCAATTTGATTTTTTTTATAATCCTCGTAATTTTTGTATTTATATAATTCCATTATTTTGCTTTTTTAAAAAGGTTCTGTAAAGTTGGTAATCACTGTAACCCGTATTATTAGGTAATTCAGGCCCACATAATAATCTTTTAGTTTTATTAGGTAATAATTTTAATTTTTTTAGATGATAAACAGATAACATGTGGTTAGATATACTATTCCATACTGGACATTTTTCTTTTATAATATAGTCGTTAATATGGTTATAAAGTAAACTAAAATCATCCATGTTTTTACTATTACTAATACACCATAAATCGTCTATTTCATAATCAGTTCCATTTTTATTATTAGGCCATCCCCATGGTACTTTTCCTTTTGTAGTTCCAGGTATATAAAAAATATCTTTATTAAGATTTGCACAAATAACATCTACAGTCCAAATCATATCAAAACGGGAAGTTATAACAAAATCATATTTAAAATTATTATCGGCTTCATATTTTTGTCTTAGATCATTTACAACTTTTGTACTATACCATTTACTATAATGGGCTTGAACTCTTTTTGTGGGGCCCGAAACTGTATTTTCGAATACTTTTTGGGGTTCTATTTTATATAATTTAGGGGTGTAATTTTTTACTAATTCTTTTTCAAATTCATAATCCCATGTATGAAAAAATACATCAGTGTTGTTTTTATTAATAATGTGTTTTTGGAATGAATTAGAACATTCTTTTAATACTTCATCAGTACCCCCCTTTTTATCATAGGACTTTCCTCTATCACTGCCTACTAATCCATAAAGACATAAAGCTACTCTCATATTTCTATACTTTTAATTCCTTTATTACGTTCTAAGTTTATGGCAAATGCATAATTTTCATCACCATAAGGTTTTCTATCATTTATAATATAACGTTTACCACCACCAATACCCATTATTAATTGATCATAAATGATTCCTGCTTCCTCTAATTGGTTTTTAGTTACTTCTCTAAGACTTTCCTTTCTACCCGTAGTAAGAATAATATTATAACCCAATTTATCCCACTCTAAAATTTTTTCTATAGTACCTTCTAATAGATTTAATTTATGTGAGGGCCTTTGTGAATCTGTAGGTTTAGTATGTGTTACTAAAGTACCATCAATGTCACAAAATATAGTAACTGGTCTTTTATCCATATAACTCATATAATTTTTTCTTTATATTAGTTTTAATTTGGGTATCAATATTAGGTTTAATTTTTAAAAACTCAGGATTAGATAAAACATAATGTCCACATATTTTAATTAAATCTTCTTTTTGTGTAAGTGGATCAAAATCTGTATTGACCCATTTTTCCCATCGTTTAGAATTATAACAGATTTCCCAAAATTTATCTAAATCAATATTATTATCTATGTATGTTTGAGTTTCTATAAGACCAAATTCAGGGGCTATATTAATTGAATTTAGGCCTAAAGACATTTTTTCTTTTATAAGATCTACAGGTATATAATCTCCATTATGTTCTTTAGAAAGTAAATTCCAAGATTTAGCTATTTTAACCATATTTAAAAGTCTATTTTTATTATACTCTCCAGTATTTAAATTACCTTTTAAAGATGTACCTGATTGAATTACTAAGTATTTAATTTGAGCAAATATTTTTTCTTCTAATGTAGTATGAAGATCATTTAATAACATATCTAATTTCCCGGGTTCAAATTTTCTTATGGCTTCCTCGGTTCCTACCTCAAACTCAATATTGGGATTAAGATTATAACAAAATTTAATCATTTTTATAGTCCATCGTAATCCATCTTTATATTTAGGATATTTTTTCCAGGGATCTATATGAATTAAATTAAAATATTTACAATCTTCTTTTAAAGAAGTAAAACCATCATCATCTGTATAACCTTGACCTGGACCAGAATGGTCTCTTTTAAGGATTAGTGAGATAGCATGTTTACTAAATTCTTCGGTAGTCCAGTTATTAACATATCCACCATTCCACTCTATTTGTCTCCTAGAAGGAATTAAGCCTATATTATGTTTTGTTTCATTGCAAAATTCAATAATAGCATTTACTATATTTTTAGACATGGGTCCTATGTAATATTTAGGATAATTCATTGTAAGTTTTTATAAAAATTATATTTCCCAAAATTAAATAAAAATTTATTAAAGGGGTATTCATGTAATGGGGCCATGTTTAACCAAATTATAGAAGTAAGTAATTCTACCTTTTTAAGGTCATAACCATGTTCTATTATAAATTTATGTAATAATTTTTTACATCTTAGCAAAGTACTATTACATAGTATATAACAGTTTTCGGGAGAGTGACTATATAATCCTTGATCTATAATACCATGGTTTACCGTTAAATTATGGTTAAGTTTAGCTAGATCGTAGTAAATATCTCCTACTTCTAGATCGCCAGCAAAATCTTGTCTCCAATCTATTAGAGTAAAGTCTTTATTAGTTTCTATTATATTATCTAAAATAAAATCACCGTGAAATTGGCTAGGTATTCCATTACATAATTTTTGTTTGTCAATTTGGTCAAATAATGAGTAAATAGATGGTAAAGACTCCCCATTTATATTGTTACAGTCAGTATATTCTTTTAGGTACAAAGAAATTCTATCCAAAGACTTATCTATATAAAATTTATGGCAGCTAGTTTTAAAAGAATCTTTAGTTGTTTTAATCCATAAGTTGTTATGGGCCCATTTTAAAAATTTAGTAAATGATACTTCATTTACAGATTTAGAAAAAAGTTTACCCTCAGCTTTTTGGTACTTATAAAAATTATTAGTTGATCCTAATATTTGTGGGACTAGGGGGTATAATTTTAGAGCCCTATCTACCCTATTTTTATTAGTAACAGGATCAGAAAAAAATTTAATAACAAAGTTATCAAAAAAGTAAATTGATTCATTTAATTTGTCTAAAACTTCTATACTACTACCAAAATGTTTTCTAGTTTTATTTAATTCCGTAACGTTCCCTATATCTAACCATTTATCAATTTGTTTAAATTCAAAAGATATAGATTTTAACATTTCATTAATAACATGTACATCCGACAAAGAATGTTTATTAGGAAGATTTTCTAAACAAGACCAGAATAATTTATAATCTTTAATACCACATAATCCTATATAAGGATAGTCATAGTTGATTTCTCCTTTTTCATTTATAAGGGTAACTTTACTATTACTAACTCTTAAAGTTCTATATTGAGATGTTTCTTCTTTGTATGCTCCAGCACACCAGTTAGTAATAGGGAGAGGAATTTTATCTTCTTTTGTTAGTATTGTATCGCTAGCATGAAATATGAAAGGACACTGGAGGTAAGATTTTGCCTGTAATATGGAATATCCTAAACTACTTCCTTCTCCTTTAAATTTATCTACATTAATAAATGTAAAATCTTTATCAGGATATGTTAGTTCTAAAAATTCTTTTACATATGAACCAAAATGCCCTAAAGTAATAACAAATTTAGTATCTTTAGGATATGATTCTATTATATAAGATAGGGCAGGTTTATCTCCTACTCTAACTAAACATTTATTAGTAAAATCAGTAAGATTACCTAATCTACTACCAATACCACTTGTGGTTATCAGTACCTTATACTCTTCCATAGTTATCTTCTAATCTAACAATATCGTCTTCACCAAAATAAGAACCCAACTGAACTTCAATAAATACTAAATCTGTGTTACCCGTGTTTTTTATTTGGTGTTTTGCTTCAACTGGGATATGAATTATTTGATTTGCAATAACAGGGGTTATTTTATCATTTAATTTTAATTCCCCTTCACCCTGTACTACTACCCATACTTCTTCTCTTTTAAAGTGATATTGGTAGCTAGGTGATTGCCCAGGTTTAATTATAATTTGTTTTACCTTACAATAGTTTGAATCTAGTAGATTTTCAAATGTACCCCAAGGGCGAGTTTCTTTATAATTCATTTATTTTCTTTTTTGGTGTTTACCCGTTTGTAAAAAGTATTTATTTTTTCTACTATCACCCTCTAAATAATTAAATTTAAAATCATTTTTCCAAGCTATATAATTAAAACTTAATTGATCTCTTCTAGAACCATATTTTATTTCAACCCACCAGTCTTCCATATTCTTTATTACATCGGGATCATTATGTTTCCTAAGTAAAATAGGGTTAGTAGCTAAACCATTGTTGGAGGGATATCCTTCATTTACATATCTACTTACTTGTTTATGCATTAATTGGGGATTATCTTTATAATTCCCACTTTGTTGTCCTAATTGCATAATAGCATTATATTCTTGGTAAATACAATCTCTAGGGTCTAAAATAGTCTTATTGTGATCAAAAACTTGATAGTGACTTTTTTTAATTAAATCCCTAATATCTGATATTATTAAAATATTCCCATCTATCCATACAGAATAATCATAATCCTGAAGGTATCTATGTGGTAAAATTTTATATTTTTTAGCGTTCCTGTTGGGGTCATTATATATAGGGGTTGATTTAATTATATTCCAAGTATTAGATTGTAAATCTTCATCCGTAAAACATAAATAATCTACTCCTTCCATTTGGAATTGATCCTCATGGAGTATATCGTATTTACCAAATATTGAAGTGTATACTGCTATTCTCATAGATATATTTCGCTTTTAATGTAATTAGAACCTAATTTACCTCTAGGTACTGTGTAAGTAGGAACATAATTAGCTATTGTATCATTTACCCCTGTTTGGTTACCAACATTAAAAGTTGCTAATGTTTTAATGCACAATTGTATACGAGTATCCACATGTCTTAAATCTAATGCTCTTTTGAATTTAAAACCACTATCTTTTTTAGAAGTCCAATAGAACATAGGTAAATTATATTCATCTAACTTTTGTTGAATTAATTTTTTCCCTTCATTTTTATAGCGGTTAGAAATTAGTAAAGTCCCAAATTTTCCATCACAGTGTTCTTTAATTATTTGTTTAGATAATTTTATTTCTTTATCTGTAAAGTATAACTCTGGTTCTATGTTATCAAAATTATTAAACTGCCAAAATCTTAGTAATTCCTCCATAAGGGGTGTATCACTACCATCTGTAATTCTGTAATGATCATTAAAAGCATCGCCTTCAAATGAATCAATAAACCCATCAATATGGGGGTTATTGTCAAAAATTGTATGAACTACTTGGAAGGGACTTGACCAGGAACTCCAGTTTTGTTCTAAATGCCCAAACATTTCTTTAAGTAATTTTGGTGATGGTATCCATACTTTACAATTTGGGTATTTTTCTTTAAGTTTTCGTGGAAATGCTGATATAATTCCCCAATCACCTACACCGAAACAAGTTCTTAAAACTACAAAATTTTGCTTTTCTAGATACTCATTAGGAATATATGATGGGTCATTTAGTTGAAAGCCTAACATATTTACTTCTTGAGTAGGATATACCTTATTATTATATGTTCTCCAAAAAACCATTATATATTAGATTGTATTATAAAAGTTGTTTTGAATTTCTTGTCTTTCTATGGATTTTGGGTGAATAAGACAAAACTCATCATTTGCTGGTAATTGTGTTTGGCTCTTATGCCCATATAATACCTCGTGTACCTTACTTACCCATTGTATTGTAGGTGTATTTTGGAGTATACGGCATTGATAGTCAGGAAAGTTAACTCTACCATTAGGTTCAACATTCCACCCCCATTTTTGAATATGTTCCTTAGTTAAACCATCTACAGTATTAATCCGGGGGACCCAAAATACCTCGGTATTAGGGTTTTGTTTTAAGATAGTAGGAAGCATAGATATTAAATATTCCTCAGGTATTTCATCAGCATCAATTTGAAAAACCCAATCCCCAGTACAATTATTTTTAAGATTATTTTTAAAACTTGCAAAATCCCTATTCAGGGGGAATTCAATAATCTTAATTTTATTATGATATTTATCTAATACTTTATAAACATTTTCTGTAGTATTGCCTTTATCACATTGGACTACGATTTCATCTGCTTCTTTTTTATATTTTAAAAGATGCTTAATTAATCCATCTATTTCTTCGTACTCATTATGTACGGGTATAGCGTAACTTATTTTAGGGTCTTTCATGATTCAAATAATCCTATTTCTTCAGCGGCATCCATAAAACAATCCTTTCCATAACGTTTTATATTAGGAATATCCATTTTAAATTCATAAAATTCTCCTGGGTTAGTAGGATCTGGATATTTATCTTTTTCTTCTTCTGTTACGGGAATTGCTTTAACAGCAGCCCAATACCAATCTTTTATTCGTTTATTCCATTCGGGGAATACCATCCCCTTTTCGGGTAAGTTAATAACTTTAGGATACCAAGCCAAATTTTCATGTACTTGTTTTAGATCCTTTATTATTTCTGCGGTTTGGCTATAATTTTCTTTTTCAAATTCGCTTCCATCCTCCATTAGGTTATTAGTAGTCATCCCACAAGTCCAACATTGTTGGATAATATTACCATCAGAAGTAGGGGCTTTTGTGCAAGCATTTGACCCACAACAGGGACATATTTCAAAATTATCCATTTATTTTTTGCAATTTAGGAAGTTTAAGTTTAGGCAATTCTGGTTTGCTTTCCTCACTTACTTTTTTAAGTTTAGGGAGTTGTAATCCGGGCATTTGAAAAGGTACATTTACTGACACATTTATGTTATCCATATGGTTTTTAAGTACCTTAGTCATTTTATCTTGGCTAAAGTTTTCTTTAAGCCACTTAGTTTGTTTACGACTTTGTTCAACATATTTTCTATAGTTTTTATAAACATCCTTTATGGCATGTGATGCGGCTTCTATATTAATATTAAACCAACTAGCTTCTTTAAGTAACCATTTATTAGCAGCGGATTCATGGATAGGTTTTAATTCACCCCCAATTAATACATTATATTGAGCATTAATAAAATCAATATGGCCACTCCAATTTGTTGTAATTACTGGTTTACCTGTAATTGCTTGTTCTAATAGGGGGCGACCAAAGCCTTCTCCTTTAGTAAAGGATATAAACGCCTTAACTTTAGGATCATTATTTAATTTATTAAGTTCATCATTGGTAAATTCACCATGTAATATGTAAATGTTAGGGAGATTTTCTTTATTAGTAAATTCATTTCTAATTTTTCTAATATCTTTAAGAATATCTTCTTTATCTAATAAACTATAATCAACCTTATTAGTTTTTAATAGTAGAGCGGGTTTAATACCTTTCTTATTAAAAGTTTTAAGGAAAGTTCTAATCATAGTAGCAACATTTTTTCTATCTTCACCAAATTTACCAGGTAACCAATGACCCGTAAATAAGAAACAAAAACTTTCATCTATATTGTTAAGTAATCCTGATTTATTAGGTTCTTTAAAATATACCCCGGTATCTAACCCTTCGAATAATACTTCAATAGGTTTATCGAGTTTAATTTGATTAATAGGGTTACCTTGTTTATCATTTTCAGTAAATTGAACTTGACTAAAGGTATCCTTAGTAAATTGGGAAGATACAAGATTCAAATCCATATTATTCATTCCCTTAATAAAATCAGGGGGTGGAACTGTTGATTCAATACCTGCAGTAACACCAATATTATACTTACCTACTTTTTGGAATTCATTAGGAATACTGATTTGCATCCAAATTTCGGGTTGTTGGGTAATTTCATTTATAAAGCGTGAACGCAGTTTATCACTTTTATCTAAAAACCCCCATGGGGTGTTTCCCCACCTTTGAGGGAGTATTTTAATATCCCATTCTTTATCTTTTACCTCTATAAGTGAGCGAACAAAATCGCGCGAACGGTGCCCATATCCGCTAAAGGTATCTATTGGACAACTGATTATACAAGTTGGTTTCATGCTAAAACTTCTTTTAATTTTTGTTCAAATTCAGGGGTATATTGGACGGGGTTTGGGTTATATGTGGTGTGTCCGTCACCAACTTTTTCTATACTAAATTTTTCCACAGGTTCCCAATTTTCAAATAAATGATCAATATTATCTATAAAATTCTGACCCATACCACTAGCTGCCATTCTTGCTTCCTCAGATAATAACCAATCACGACCCTTTAATCCTCTGCGTTTAATTTCATCTTTTCCTAAATTGTAACATTTTAAAAGAGATAAACCAGCATCTTCTATATCTACTTGAGTAGCATAAATATATGGGGTAGGAGGTGAACCTTTTAATGAACGTGTTTTACCAAACATTGGTATAGCCCATTCTCCGCATTTTTTGTATTTACCATTGCTATTAGTAGGAAATTCAGTCGTAAAATTAATCCAATCACCATTTTCATCTTCAAAACGCATTTGGTCTTGCATACCCCCCTGAACGGGTGCTATTAGCATATTACCAGCCATAAGGCCTTCTGTGAGTGATAATCCCCACCCTTCATTATCAGTCATCATAAATTGAGCATCTGCCATATTATAATAATAATTAAGGGTTTTTTCATCACATTTACCATAAGTAAATTTAATTTTATTTTTATTAGGATCACACATAGTTTCAATAACTGCAGGTATATCTGTACCATTATTATCTATAGGGTCTGTGTGCATTATGAATAAACAACGCTCAGCTTGTTCAGGGGTTAATTGGTCTGTAAATATTCTCCAAGCAGTAACTAAATCACCAGGATTTTTACGGCGAATATTTCTGCTATTCCAAAATACCACAAAATCATATTCCTTACCCTCATAGAATTTTTCTTTAAATGCTTCAAATTCAAAATCGTTAACAATAGGGAAGAATTTTTTATCATCTATGCCATGGGGGACATATTGGGTTTGCCAATCTTCTTTTGGGTAGTCCCTAAGTACATTTTTAACTAGATTTTTAGTTTGTTTAGAAATACAAAGAAGAAGGTCATCTGAACGATAAAAATCTCTATTATACATTGGATAAGGTAAATCATCCCATATAGTATAAAAAATCATAGGGATTTTAGTTCTAATTTCCTTTTCCATTCTATATAACCATGTCCAATAACGTGGGTCCGTAAAATGAAGGATAGCATCTGGCTTTTCCTGTTCAAGAAGTTGACGGATAATTTGGTCATCTCCATACCCACTCCATGGAATTACTTTCACATTAGAATCAGATAACCCAGTTACTTCATTTATCTGGGGGCTCAAATCATAAGCATTACCCTGTTCAGGGTGCTTAACGGCAGCCCCTAAATTTACCCAATTAAAATGATGGGCTGTGTTTAGGACAATCTCTTTGCCCATAGTACCTATACCACTGTGTAATCTAATATCATCACAGAGGAATAGTATTTTTTTTCTCTCCCCTTGGGGAATATAACCTTTTTTCATTAAATAAAACCTTTTTATTGTTTATAATCCACTACCACTAACGGTTAGGTCAGTATGTGTATGTAAAGTTTTTGCAAATTCCTCATTAGTTAAATAAAGATGTATACTTCTATTTACTAGTTTTTGAAGGTTAAACTTTTGTCTAATTGAAGCAACTTTAAAATCTTCAAATAAACGTTCTTCTAATTTTACGGATGTTAATTTTAGTGCCATGTTGTATATGTTTACATATACATATACATAAATCACAATTCCCCCGCCCTTTTAGCATGTTTTATTGCTTCTTTTACTCGAGGATGTTCTAGTATTTTTAATTTTTTTTCTATATTTTCCCCATAAACATTTGTTTTAGTTGATTCTTCAAATAAATCGTCACCCACTTCCTCTACCATTTGGTTTAAAACCATATCGTGAGCATGATCTTCATCCCATTCTTCTTCTTCAACTATATTTCCTTTTTCTATAACTTTTTTTGGCTTTAATTGCTCAAACGCAAAATTTGCTGCAATAACAAGTGCAATTGCAAGTGGATCAAATACAAAAATTATAACCAATAAAAGTATATTAATAATCTGGTCCATTGGTTTACCTGTTAAACCAGATAAATACTTAAGGGGACCAAGTTCGCCAGCTATGTTATTATTACTAGTTACCTCAACTATTTCGGTTTCATAATCGAATAGCTGTTGGTTTAGGTTATCTACTCTAGAGTTAATTTCAGTCTGTCTTTCAATAGCTTGATCAAGTTGTTTTTCTAAGGCTCTTCGAGTAGATGACGAAGTTGTTGTTATTAGTTGGCCAGTTTCTTTGTCTTTATACTGTATTACATTGTTAGATAAGCCAGACCTCAGGTCGCTCACGGCCTCGTTAATAGAGGATTTTTCATCGCTGTATATCGTAAGTTGTTCTTTTACATTATCCCTTTTAGTTTCTATAAGAGAGATTTGAGCATCTATATTGCCAGCTAAAGCCGCAGTTTCTTGATACGCAGCAGATAAGAAACCATAAATACCCATTGATGTAATTAAAATTAATACCAAACAAGCTACTGAAAGGTAGTATTTTAATAATCGAGGTAAATTTTTTCGGTATTGATAAAGTAGTGAGGCTATTACTAATTTAGCTATTTCAAGTGAAGCAGCCATTATTATAACAGCAAATGCCGCTCCAGCAAACAACTTACTTAAACCACTTATAGAGTAGAAAGCAGCTGATGCTGAAACGGAAAGAGCAGATAGTGCTATTATAAAAGGAAATAGCTTATTTTGTATGGTTTTTATCACAGAATTCAGGTTTATCTTTAAAGGGACACCACTTACAGTTTTTATCTGATGGGTTTTTAGTGTACTCCTTCACCTGATACATATCATCCTTAAAACAGTCTTCAATAAATTCATGGAGATGTTTAGATACACGATTCATAGTTACCTTACCTGATGAGGGTTCATATGTTTGAATACGTGAAGCCATCGCAGGGTATTTTGGATCTTTTGGGATTTTACGTTTTACAATGAAATATTTACAATCAATTGAATCAACTGGGATATTATATTGTTCCGCAAAATATCTTTTATATAGAACCATCTGAGCCATTTTAATTTTATTTTCTTTATCCCATTTCCCCCAACCTCTAGTAGATGTTTTAATATCCCATATAGTTACTTTTTGAAGATCTTCATCATAGAATACTAAGTCAAGTTTACCATAAAGCATAATATTAGGATGCTCTTCGTGAGGGGGTGTTAGTATAGGCATTTCTACACCTAATAATCTAGTTCCCCTTTTTGAAAAATACATCTGACGCCTTTGGAGAAAAAAATCAATGATATTAAGACCATCATTTACAAACTCCATAATTTCTTTTTTAGTAGAAAAATTTTCACCAATTTGTTCTTTATAGTCCTTATACATCTGCATAAAGCGTTGTTGAAAATCTTCATAGATAGGAAACTCATCAGCGGCTTTAATTGATGTATTATACATTAAATCAAGATATTCTTGGAGAGTTTCATGCATTGCAGAACCAAATGCTAAATGTATATTTGGGGGTTGGCGCATTTTATCAATATACATTAATTTCCATTTATGGGGGCACTCTAACCATAAAGAAAGTTGAGTATAGGAAATCATCCTATACTTTTCAAAGTCCATTTGGGGGACAACCGTATTTTGTATGTTTTCTAAAATCATTTAAACTTACCTTGTTGTACAATTTGCCCTATAATCCCATATACACTAAGATCTTTAAGTGTATCTTCTATAGGTTCTCCTACTGTATCAGGTTCTCCTACTACAACCAAGTTTTTTAAACGTTGGATTTTATCATTTATCCTAAACCATAATCCTGTAAGTGCTAATTTAATATCAGCATCTGTTTCAAGGTTGGTTCCTACATTTACATTTGAAGTACCATAATTACGGTGTTTTTTACAGAATAAAACATACTGTTCCATCATAATTTTTTTATACTCTTCTGTCAATTCAGGGTATTTTTCTTCACACCACTTTACAGCGGCGTCATCTTCTTTAGTAAAGTTAATCATATTATTGCTCTTCCTTTTTGTTGTTCCCAATCTCTATTAGATCTAACTTTATCGTTAGTTTCTAATGCTGATTTTAGTGTTTTTAGGTCTACACCTAATTGATCCCCTAAATAAATTAAAGCGTTCATGTCTTTAGGGAAACAATGTCCACCAAACCCAAAATCACTATCAGGTCCTGGGACTGCCCAGTGTGATTTACCTAACCTTTCATCATAGATAGCATATTCTATTACTTTATCATAATCAATCTCTAACTCATCACATAATTGATAAATTTCATTAGCGAATGAAACTTTAGTTGCTAAAAAGCAATTAGTAATATATTTAACCATTTCAGCATGAGTAGATCCTGTTTTAATGATTTTAGCTTTAGGAAATACCTTTGCATAAATTCTACGTAATTTAGTAGTCCCTGGGCGGGGGCCTCCAAGTATAATTCTATTTTGATTGTTAAAATCCTCTACAGCGTTTGCTTCTGTAAGGAATTCAGGATTGAATATGATATTTAATGAACAATATCTATCATTCCATTTTGATATCGTGCCGGGTGATACTGTTGATTTTACTACAATTGTTTTTTTGACTTCTTGATCGTTTGCTAATAAATCTATGTTAACTAATTCTTTTTCTAAGATATCAGTATGACAACTCCCATCTTCATTCATCGGAGTTGGTAAACATAAAAATATAGTATCACTTTTAAAAACTAAATCTTTATATGTAGAGTTACATTTAGATTTATCTAAGTCATACGTTAATATGTCATAATAGTTTTTAAATTTTTGGTAAACTGCATTACCAACAAATCCTTGTCCTATAATTCCTATATTCATTTTTTTAAAAGTTGTTTAATTCTATTTTCTTGTAACCCTATATGTTTAAGGAAGGTTTTAGTCTCTTTCTTCCCTAAAACATCTAAATATTCTTTAGCTTGCTTACATGAACACTCAAAATACGTACTTACTATAACAAGTAAATCAGAGTTATAAGATTTTTCCTTACTACCCTTTATCCATTTATTAAATCTAAATTTATCACCAGTCATAGATTGATAATATTTAAAAGATTCTTTTGGGGTAACATCGTATCCCTGTAAACGATTTACTATATCTAACATATTATTATTAAAACCTAAAGCTCTATTAATAATAAATTTATTATAGGTTTTTTGTTCGTCTTCATTAAGATCCTCCCATTTAATCTTTTTATCATGTACTAATTTTAGAAAATCAAAGGGAGTCATTAGCTTCTTTAGGTAAGAATTCTTCATTTACATGACCACACTTGGCACACGCAAACACAGAAATAGGGATCAATGCAGGTTGTCCATTAGGGGATAACATAGGTGATAATTTACGCATTAAGGATACTTCTGTAAAATGTTCATGGTGACATTTATCACAGTGAACTGGGGTTGTTTGTGATAGATCTATGTTGAATTGTTGTGGGTCCATTATTTATATGTTTTTTTTGGCTTTTTAAACCGGATTTTATCATAACGGTCATATTTCTTATTAAACCATTTATACCAATCTCTAAACTGTTCTAATCTTTGTTGGGGTGAATTTACACTCATAATTTTAATAATTTATTTAACATAGCGGCTACACAAATTTCTTTATCAATAACAAAACTATATTCATATTGATATTGAGATATTACTATAATGGCATCGCCTACCTTTGTAGTATACTCTTCTACATTATCGTATAAACACCTAAATAATGACTCAAATTGTTGTGCACCACTATCGGCAATTATTTGTCTAATATCATTTAGTTTAGCTTTATTTTTTAAAGCAGCTACAACTTTATTCTCAAAATCAGTATTAACTAATGATTTTGAATCTAGAATTAATTTACCCCCCTTTACACTACCTTGTACTGTGTTAAGGATTTTTCTAATATCTGGGTAATGGGTAATTATTATTTGTCCCAGATCTTCCTTAGTAAAGTTAATTCTTTCACTTTCACAGATTTGTAAAACATGTTGTCCCACTTCTTTTTTAGAAGGTGGAGTAATTCCAAAGGCAACGCAACGAGACTGTAAGGGACTAATGATACGGTCCAGATAATTACATGTAAATATAAAACGACAGCTAGTAGAAAACGTTTCAATAACGTTCCTAAGGGTTGCTTGGGCTTGAGCTGTAAGGTAATCTGCCTCATCTAATATAACTATTTTTAGCCCATTAAATCCTATACTAGAGGCAAATGGGACTATTTTATCTCTAATTGTGTCAATTCCTCGTTCATCTGAAGCATTAATGTAAAGATGATCAGCTTCTAATTGATCTACTATTAGTTTGGCCAGCGAGGTTTTTCCTGTCCCCGCTGGACCAAACAATAGTAGATTTTGTAGTTTACCTGTATCTAAATAATCTTGTATTTTGGTTCTAATAGTATTATCCCCAACAAAGCCATTTAAATCTTTAGGTCTATATTTTTCTACAAATAAATCCATTAGAACATTGGTGGTTGATCAGTTAGCATTTCTTGCTTTTCATTAGGTTTATCTACAATTACACATTCTGTAGTAAGTAATGTATTAGCGGCTGATGCGGCGTTTTCAAGAGCACAACGTGTAACTTTAGTAGGATCAATTATACCTTCGGAAAGCATATTAATTTTATTTTCAGTGGCAAGATTCCAACCAAGTTCAAAATCATCTTTAAGTTCAAGGCTTAACCAAATACAATCTTCATGGTTATATCCTGCATTAGATAAGATTTGGTAAAATGGTTTGCTTATAGCCTTTTTAATGATTTCATAACCAATTTCTTGGGCATCATTAAGTGTATCATTTTCAATTTGATATGAAGCACAAAGCAAAGCATGACCACCTCCTGGAAGAATACCTTCTTCAATAGCGGCTTTTACTGCGTGTACAGCATCATCTACTCTGTCTTTTCGTTCTTTCATTTCGGTTTCAGTGTGACCACCAACATTGATAACAGCAACACCACCAGCAAGTTTACCTAAACGTTGTTGTAATTGTTCACGAGCATAGTTACTTTCTGCTTTATCGATTTGGCTTTTAATTTCTTCAAGACGAGCACCAATAGCATCTTCATTACCAGCACCATCAACAATTGTAGTCTCTTCTTTAGTCATTGTAACCCCGCGGGAATTTCCAAGCATATCAAAAGTAACTTTATCAAGTTTCATGCCTTTTTGTTTTGAAACAACAATACCCCCAGTAAGTGCAGCCATATCTTCAAGAACCATTGTACGGCGCTCTCCAAAGTCAGGTGCTTTAACAGCAGCGCACTTCAAAATACCTCTCATTTTATTAACAATCATTGCAGCAAGTGCTTCACCGTCAATGTCTTCAGCAACAATCAAAAGTGATTTATTTTGTTGGGAAACAGCTTCCAAAATTGGCAATAATTCCTTTACAGCACTGATTTTACCATCATACATTAAAATGTATGGTTCGTCAAGCTGACAAGTCATTGAACCATTGTCTGTAACAAAGTACGGTGATTTGTAACCACGGTCAAACTGCATACCCTCAACTACTTCGAGTGTAGTTTCGTGTGTTTTGCTTTCTTCAACTGTAATAACACCTTCACGTCCTGCTTTATCAAATGCAGCCGAGATTAATGCACCAATTTCTTCATCATTATTAGCTGAGATAGTTGCAACTTGTTTAAGTTGATCTTCGTTTGAGATATCTTGTGATTTATCCTTTAAAATAGAAACAATATCTTTTACTGCTTTATCAATTCCTCTTTTAATATCGATAGCATTATTAGAACGATTACTTACGGCCTCAAGGGCTTGATTAAAGATTTCACGAGTTAAAACTGTAGCCGTAGTTGTACCATCTCCTGCCTGTTCTCCGGTTTCAATAGCAGCTTGTTTAACTACTTGTGCTCCTAAATTTTCAATAGGATCCTCAAGATCTACTTGTTTAGCTACAGACACACCATCTTTAGTTGAGTGGGGTGTACCCATACCACTACCTTTTCCGATAATAACGTTACGGCCATAAGGTCCGAGTGTACTTGCGACTGCATCTGCAAGTTGGTTGACTCCTTCTTGAAGTTGACCCCTTCCGCTTTCTCCAAATTTGATTATTTTACTCATATTTTATTAATTTATAACTCCTAAAATTTCTGATTCTGATGAGAGTACATACTCTTCACCTTCGATTTCTACGGTATTTGCCCCGTACTTAGGCATAATAACTTTTTGTCCTACTTCTACTCTCATAGGTACCAGATTACCATTATTGTCATAACGGCCGGGCCCAACTGCAAGTACTGTTCCAAAGTCAGGACGATCCTTCCCCATATCAGGAACAACAATGTTCCCGTAGGTTGATTCTTCAGCTTCAATCGGTTGGATTAAAATCCGATCAGCCAACGGTGTAATAGGTATATTTTCCATATTTTTTATTGATTTTGATTTCTTACAAGATAATAATTACTTTCTAGGTCTCCAAATTTAAATGCAAAAGACATTAATCCTTTTGGATTTACTCTCATCCAACCTAATTCAAAACGTTTATTGTGTTTAAATATTTCTTTAACTAAATCCGCATTAAAAGGGATATTATCTAATGCTCCTTCAGAACTACTATCTTCTATATGAGAAGCAAAAGATACTGAATTAGATGTACTATTCCCTATAGTAAATTTTATTTCAGGTGAAGTAAACCCATCTTGGGTAGAAACATAAAATACTTCTTCACCTACTGCGTCTTTAGATTTAATAAAACGTGTAGTAAATTCTTCATTTAATTCTACATGAATATCATTTTCAGTTTTATTAATATTAGGTACCTTAGGAATAACTTGAGGGTCTGCTAAGTTAAATTTAATATCCATAGCAGTATCCCCAATAGTAAATTTAGAGGGAATTTTATTTTCTTTGACTATTTCAAACATAACTTCGTTTTCAAGAATCCCTAACATTTTACTAAGTGTAGAAGTACTATAAATACCAAATTCACCTATAGGGAATTTAAATTTTTTAGATACTACTTTACCTACTAAATTTTGAGAATCATTTATAAAGTCTGCTTTAAGGGATTCACCATCTGAAACCCACTTAACTCGTTCTATATTACCACCTAAATGGTATTTACCTATAAAACTATCTATTATTCTTTTATCTGTCATTAGAATGAGAAAAAATTATTTACATGTGTGTTAAGGGTTAAACTACCCCAACTTAAGTCTTTATAGAAGGTTTCTAACTTATTTTTTAAGATTGAATCAAATGCTTTGTTTCTATCTATATAAGTCTCTACGAATGTACGAATACCTTCTGGGAAATCAAAGTCTAAGAAACCCATTGTGTCAATCTTGTATGGGTTATCTTTTAAATATACCCATTTGATTTTATCTCCCTGTACAATTTGTGAGTGTTTTTTATCTAGACCTTTAAATCTAAGAAAATCATTATAACGAACAGCAGCTTTAACATTAACAGGTGCCCCTGTTTTTAATACTGTAAATATATTTCCGGCACCCGGGGGGCGTTCAACATATTTTTTAATGTCTTTTACTCCAGTAGGTTTGCCTAGCAATTCAAGTGGTAACTCATTTAGGCTATTTTTGAATTCAAGAATCTCTTGGTCAATTTCACTTCGAGTAGCACCAAATAGGATTTTATTAAGTATACCATTAAAGAATTTCTTAAATAAGGGTGGGAAATTTGATTTCATAAAGTCAAGACCTTTAACATCAATATCCTCTACCTTCATACCCTCTTTTTTAGTAATATATTGGGCATATCTTCTTTTACCTGAAAAAAAACCAGAACGAATGGTACATTCGGTTTTCATTTCAAGTCGATGTTTATTGATATTAAATGCTTCCTCAGCTAATGTATCATAGTATTCTGTAATAAGATCCTGATACTTAAGGGCCATTTTTTCTAAAAGATCATCCTGTTCTTCTTCTGACATTTCAGAAAAATTAGGGTATAAATGTTTCAGAAGTGGCTCTGCGTGAAAATAGTTAGAGTCAGTGTCGACATATGTGCAGAAGTTTTTATCACCTTCTTTACATATCCACCACGGTATTTGTTCTTGATTATTCATTAAAATCTTTCGTCTTCACCGGGGATTGTGATTATACCACCATCTTTTTCTCCACGAGAGTTTAAAATATTTTCATTGATAGTAATTTCAAATAAATCACCATTAATTTTTAAATTTCCTCCTTGTTGGACCATTTTACGAAAATACGAAATTTGTTTATCATTCCAATTTTTACTTAATGAAATTATGGTTTCTTTTTTAACGTATTCACCATTCATTTGAATGAGAACGTTACTTCTTATTGACTGTGGAGATAATCCCATTATAATTCTATTTTTAATTCGTTTCTAAGAACTTTATTCATGTGTGTATTTGCAAATAAAGCTGATTCTTGAATAATTCGTTGTCCAGTAAGTGTAATACCTTCTGATAGGATAACACTACCGTATCTAAAACTAGGTAAAGCAGTTGCACCATAAAGTGAATTCAGCAAGATCTTCATTGTATATTGCTTTAGGTGATTTAGTTCACCTTCTTTCTTATTACCACTTTTATAAGCTTTTTTCATAGCTTTCTTGTACATTACCCTTTCATCAAACCATTTATCCAGAATAACATTTAAGGTAGATGGTTTATCGGTTCTAAACATAACACCATTAGCGGTTACAGATAAATTATTTTTTTTAATTGTATCTATAACGTCTTTAAGTTTCATATTATTGCGTTTACGTTGCAAATTTTCAACGGGCATTTCTGCTTCGGGGTCTCTGTTAACTAATTTTTCTAAGTCGTTTAAACCAAGTCTATTATTTCTATCATCATATAAATCCAATACTCTACCTACATAAGTTTCTTTACCTATATTTAAGGACATAATAATAGAGGGGTATAGTGATGTGAGATCTTCATCAAACATATAATTATAGATACCTGTTTTAGGGCAAAATAAATACCCCCCTGCATAGTTTTTCTTAGTAAGTGGATCTAAATCTTTATTAGGTGGTATAATATTTTCAGATAATAGCCAACTTGAAATAGCACCATCCTGAATTTTAGAAGATAAATATACTTCCTCGTATAATACCTTTCCCTTATGGGCAAGATTTTTAGTTAGATTAATATATTGAAATTTTTCATCTAACTTTTTAAGTATTAAAACATCAACAAAGTTATATTCAATAAATTTTTCTTTATCCTCAGCAAATAGTCTATCAAGTGAACCTTCATATTCTATTTTCTTTTGATCAACATACTTTTCTCCTAAGGCATCTAGTTTAAATGATGGTTCATCTTTAAAGCTATATTTTTTATGCAAACGCATGTAGTCAAGAGAAGTAACTCCAGCTATTCTAATAGGTACATCTTCATTCCAAGTTTGTTCTTGTACTATTTTAACAGGAGACATTCTATTAGCATATCTATCCCCTAATGTGTTTTTAATTCTGTAATATAGATATGGAATATCGAAATAATCACTATTATAACCTATAAGGATATCTGGTTCTATTTCCTCTAATGTATTAAGAAATTTTTCTAATAGATCAGATTCTCTCCTAACGGGAATCACTTCTCTTCCCTGACTATCCGTTGTATGTTCAATTTTATTATCTTTATCTAAAATAATAATTTTCCAGTCATTTAATTGTTTATCCCAAAGGGCAATTGAAGTAACTGGTTTAGGGGCTTTTTTAATATATTCCGGAGTAAGTGCACCTCCTATTTCAATCTCAATATCAAAAAATACTTCTCTATGAGTTACTGAGGGAGTATCATCATCACCATATTTGTCTATAAGAAATTTAGTATGAATATTTCCCCTAGTATGATCAGAATAATGCATACGGGGGTCATTTCTATCCCAATTAAATACTCTTTTAAGGGTTTCTCCCTTAAGACCTACATGAGTAGCGGCACTATCAGAACACTCTATATAACCATAGTTTTGGTAATCTTCTACAGAATACCCCTCATCAGTCCATAAATGGATTCTATAATGATTCCATTCTTCGCCTCTTTGAACATAACAATTTTTATACATTAACCCTGATTATATAGGTCAATATACATAGGTTTTGACCCAAGGCCAATTTTCCTTCCCTTTTCTGTATTATCTACTTGTAAAATTACAGTGGGGACATTTTTGATTCCAAAGGATTGGACAATTTCAGGATTTGAGTCTACGTCAATTTTTTGAACTGTATATCCTTCACTATTAAGTTCGTCCATAATAGGACCTAACTGTTTACAAGGCCCACACCAGGGGGCACTAAAATATAAAAACTTTTTCATACTAATTCTTCTATAATTCCTACTACTTCACTTACAACTAGTAAAGCTACAGCAGCTGGTATATTAATGGGGATAGCTAAATATCCTACAATTCGGATTCCAGATTTAATAAATGAAATTCTACGGTGCCATTTTTGATCAGGCATTTGATCTAAATTTTTTACTTTAGGAGGAGTATTTTTACCTCTTTTAGCATTCATTATTTCTCTATCACTCATGCTCCTATTCCTCCTATAATTTTAGTAGTTGTACCAAAAATATTTTTTGGTTTAACAGATTCTAATTCATTTTCGGTAAAAAACTGTTTAAGATCTGGTCTAAAGTAATTAACATTTTTCATGACCTTCTTATCACGTGATCTGTATACAATATATTTATCACCACACTTTTCATAGTGGCATGCTTCCCCTTGTTCCCTAGATCTGAGTTCCACTGTCCTTTCTGCTTCATCCTCAGTCGAGCAAGCCTTTGATAGGTTTGAAGCTTGCACCTCTTGATAGGCTGGCCAAATTTTATCCTTAAGACCATGTAACATAGTCCCATTCCCCAAGGAAACATAAGCAATGTCACACAGCGCGTCCAAAACCTCGACGATGTCGCCTCGTTCACACGCTTCTCTATATTCATTAAGCTCTTCCAGGACGAAGTTGTATACAAACTCCCATTCCTTCTTTTCTGGTATTGTTGGTTCATAGTTGTTGGGTTTATTCATTAAATCATTAAACTCTTCAACTTCATCTACGAACGGAACGTCTGTTTTTCTACGTTCTAAATCTGTATAAACTTGACTCATTATTCTATAACTTTAACTAATTTGATTTGTTTTAACTGATCAACATGCCAATCATGTGGGTATGCTGAATATTCTTCAGTTAATTTAACTTCTGCGTCTGTTGCATTTTCTGCATTAACGAGGAATTGTTCAGTGGTCCATCTTAAGGCGCCACGAGAGGTTTCCTCTTCAACCTTTACTTTTGCTAGCCAATATGCCATAACTTTTATTTATTTTAATGATTGCGTACACCCCAGCTGCTAAAAAGCCAAGGTTAATTAAGTGGGGGTGATTATGTTCACCACAAACCCCCAATGCGTGGTATAAAAATTCTGTAACTTCTTTCATGATTTTTTAAATATTATGTCCTCCATTATTAATTTTTAAGCTATCAAAAAATTCTTTACGAGATAGATTATCATTATCTCTAAATACTCCTGATGCTTTAGTTGTAACCATTGCGGCTCCCTGATGTTTAACCCCTCTACAACTAACACAATTATGTGTTCCTACAATGGTTACAATTACGCCTCTATTACCTTCAGTAATTTTATCTACAGCGTTATGAATTGCGGATGTTAGTTGCTCTTGGATTGCTCCTCTACGTCCAAATAATTCTACAATACGGTTTAATTTAGATAAACCAATTACTTGACCCCCTTCACCCGCTATATATCCAATATGTACTACACCCCCAATTGTTTGGTGGTGATGAGAGCACATTGATGTTAAGGGGATATTTCTTTCAATAATAATACCATCATAACCATCACTTGGGAAAGAAGTAATTGGAGACATTGCTGTATATCTACCCGCCCATAAATCATTTACGTAAGCTTTAGCTACACGTCTTGGGGTTTCCATTGAATTAGGATCATTACGCCAATCACACTTAAGTGCATCTAAAAATTTACCGTATGCTTTTTCAGCTTTATTAATCATTTTATCTTTATCAGATTGTTGGAGTGGAAATCCCTCAGCAACCCCATTTGCAAAACCCGTTTGTACAACTTCTAATTCTTCGTGTACTTTTCTTCTTTTATTTTCCATTATATAGTATAAATCGTGCTTAAATTTCTATTATGTCCTTTATCATCATCCATACCATATCCAATATACCATGGATCAAATATAGAATCAACATCTTGGTACAATATATGAAGTACCTTATCAAAATCCACACTCTCTTTATAAATTGCTGCCACAGGAGTAATAGATTTAGGTTCTTTTACTTGTAAGAATTTAGATACAGCTTTCATAGTATTGCCAGAATCTAATATATCATCTACAAGATAAACGTGTTTATGTTTAATTTTTGTTTCTAAATCTTTAGTAACTACTAAATCACCTTGTTTTCTACCAAAATAAGATTTACAACGGATAAAGTCTATTTCAATAGGAATATTAATTTGTTTTACTAAATCACTAAAAAACATAAATCCACCATTTAGAATGCAAACAAGTACTACAGGTGTAGGATCGTTTCTATGTTCATCACTTATTTGTTTAGCTAGAATTTTAATTTTTATATCTAAATCCTTTTCACTTATTGCTTGTTCCATCCTTCTTCTATAATTATTTTTAATTGATCTATTAGGTCTTCTACATCTTCAGGTTCCATAGTTATAGCACAACATACGCTTACATTGGATTTTATTTCTTCTAAGATTTCAAGTGCTTTTTCCTTCATTATACTCCTCTTTCAGTATCATATGCTATTATGTGGTCTCTACCTGTCATATTATACCCATGCTCAGCTACCATTTCAAATACTTTTACATACATTGGTACTAGCGTTTCTCTAGTATCTCCTGCGGGCATAACAAATGTTTTATCTTTAGGGATATTCATTCTAACCCTAAATTCTTCAATTTCTTTTAAACCCTCATCTGTACCATCCCATACTGGTTTGTAGTGATAATCTTCGTGGTAATTTAGGGTTTTTTCAATATTTTCATAATGTAATCTATGCCTATTATGAGTTTTAACAAACCTTTCATCAACAATTTTACCACCGGGAGTAGTAATACCCACAACAGGTACAGAATTAGAAAACTTAGGGCTAAGAGATATGAGATTAATGGGATAATCAGTCTCAAGAAAATGGGATCCTTCCGTTTCAATTGTAACGAGGATTCCTCGTTCTTTGGCGAAGTGTGTAATTTCATTTACTAGGGCAAAATGCATTGAAGGTGAACCTCCAGTAAGCATCATTTCTTTTACTTGTGGGTTCTTATCATAAATAGCGATTATATCGTTAAAAGTAAAAGTACCTTTATCGGGATGAATGCTTGTATACCAGCTATCACACCACCCCCCATCACCAAACCAGCAACGGTGGGTACATCCTGTAGTTCGAACGGCAATAGTGGGGCGCCCAAAACGGGAACCCTCACTTTGCACACAACGGTATACCTCTACTATAGGGAGTACTTTATCGTAATCTTCTATTCGTTTACGCATCCTCTAATACTTTCTCTACATGGTTTCGTACAGTTCCCCAATCAACAGGTCCTGTCTCGTCTGCATACGCAACCGGATCAGGTCTTCCCACTTTAAGAAAAGCCTCAACCCTCTCCACCGATGAAGCTGATTTATAATCACTGTACCAAGTACCACCAATATTAATGGGCTTGTAACTAGTGTTTGTGTTCCTATATACTTTGTCAAAGTCAAGTCCGAGCTCATCACAACACCTGGCTCCATCCTGAAGAATGTCAAACTTATCACCATCAAGATAAGGGGTAATATAGCTAACGCGCTCAGCG